AGCCCGGAGGACGCGCACGAGCAGATCAGCCAGTGGGTGGTTACGCCCGGCTCAATCCTGATGCACGTCACGCACAACCCGCCACGGGTGGTCCACCAGCCGTTCGTGGTCGAGTCCGGCGTGGTGGCCGAGCACATCCCCGCGTTCGAGGACTCCTCCGCGCCGCCGCTGCCGATCATGCCGCCCCCGCCCGAGGAGGTCTCGCCCTTCGCTGCACCGGCGGGCCATCCGATGCCTCCCGCCCCCCACACCCATAACGGAGGGTAGGCGTGAGCACAACCGAGCCCAACGCGCTCGACTACGACCTGATCCCGCCCGATCCGGGGCTGATCAACCCGGATCTCGCGCTCGACGCTGCGCTCGCGCCGGTCGAGACGGTGGACCCGGACGCGCCGATCCCGTTCGGGCGCAGCTGGCGGTTCGACTTCGAGGCCGGGCAGTTCGTCAAGGATGGGACCGCCCCGCAGGAGACCTACGAGCTTGACTCGCTGATTGTGTGGGTCGAGAAGACCTGCCGGACCGCCCGGTACGCGCACCCGATCTACTCGGACGCCTACGGCGTGGACGGCGGGGAGATCATCGGCATGCAGGTGGACGACGAACTGCTTGCCGCCTACCAGGACGCGATCACCGAGGCTCTGCTCGTCCACGACCGGATCACCGCTGTGCAGGACTTCGGGTTCGACATGGATCCGTTTGACGAGGCGCTCTACGCCAGCTTTACGGTGATCCTGGACACCGCCCCGCCGTTCGAGGCCCAGCCCCTGGAGTTCTCCAACATGCCCGTCGCGACATGACCGACGTAGTCGATCTCACCGAAGTCTTCTCCGAGACGCTCGCCCGCGTCCGAGCCCGCATGGACGCCGACGCGAACGCCGGGCTGACCCAGGACGACCCGGCGTGGATCGACCTGCGTGAGGGCACGTTCTACTGGGACATGACCCAGCCTGCGGCGATGGAGTGCGCTCGGCTGTGGGACGCCATGACCGAGACCGTCGCCGCCGCGTTCCCGTCCACGGCGTGGGGCGACTACCTGGACGAGCACGGCACCACGTTCAGCCTCACGCGCACCCCGGCAGCACCGGCGACGGGCTACCTGTTGTTCATCGCGAGCGCGGCGACGCTGATCGCAGCGGGCGTCCAGGCGTCCACGTCGGCGTCATCCACGGGGGACGTGACGACGTTCGCCACGACCGCGTCCGGCACGACGAGCGCGCCGCTGGCGATCCCGTCGAGCGTGGCGGTGGGTGTTGCGCAGTCCGGCGGCTACCTGACCGCCGGAACGCGCTACTACCACGTCACGGCGGTCAACCAGTACGGCGAGACGACGGGCTCGGCGGACCAGTCGGGTGTCACGACGAGCGCGGTGGGCGTGAACACGCTGACCTGGGCGGCGGTGCCGGGCGACTTCTCGAACCTTGTCGTCAACCCGAACTTCGAGTACGACACGACGGGCGCGGCACCGGCGGCATGGATCTCAGGCACCGGCGCGGGCGGTGCCGTCACGGTGTTCCAATGCCAGGGCGGCTGGGCGTCCGTCGGCACGAAGTCGGCGCGGCTGACCGGCACCGTGCCGCAGGCCGGTGGGCAGATCTCGGCCCAGTGTCCGGCTTCGGCCACGTCGCTCGCCGTCCAGCCCGGCGTGCCCTACACGCTGAGCATCGCCGCGAACGCCTTGACGCTCCCGTCGGGCGTGAACGCATACCCGCAGATCAACTGGTACACGTCGGCAGGCGTCTTCATCTCGGCCAACACGGGTACCGGCGCGAGCGGTCGCCTCACAGCGGTGGGGATCGGGCGCGTGACCGTCACGGGCACCTCTCCGAGCAACGCCGCCTACGCCATCCCGCTCTTCGTGATCAACAACAGCAACGCGTCCGGCGGCACGCTCACGGTTGACGCCTACTTCGACGCCGTCCTGTTCGCGCAGACCGGCGCGTTCACCGCCTACACCGACGGGGACCAGCCGAGCATGGCCTGGGCAGGCACGCCGGGCAACAGCGTCTCGAACCCGACCGTCGGCCCGATCACCTACAACGTCTACACCACGCAGACGGCGAACTCGATGGGCGCGCTCCTCGCGAGCGTCACGACCACGAACTACACCGACAACGGCACGGTCACGCCCAACGCGTCGCTCCAGGAGCCGCAGATCAACACCACCTCCGGGGTGCTGCTCGCCGCGCAGGCGGTCACGCCCGGCAGCGCCGGGAACGTCGGCGCTGGCGCGGTCGCCTCGCTCGATACGGTGATCCCCGCCGTGATGTCAGTCACGAACCCGAGCCCGATGCAGGGCGGCTCGGAGGAGGAGGCCGACGACGACTTCCGCGATCGCATCCTCGGGGAGTACGTCGGCACTTCGGGCGGCGGCAACAGCGTGGACTACAAGCGCTGGGCCGCGTCGCAGGGCATCGAGCGCACCACGGTTGCGCCGGTCTGGAACGGGGCGGGCACGGTCCTGGTGATCGCGATGAACAACGACGGCTCGCCGGTCTCCAGCCAGACCGTGACGAACCTTCAGGCGTTCCTCGACCCGTTCGCCGGTCAGGGCGCGGGCCAGGCTCCGATCGGCGCGACGGTCACGGTCACCACCTCGACGGTCCGGACGATCACGATCAGCGCCGGGGTGAAGGGCGAGACCGGCTACACGCTCGACGGCACGGCGGGCACGATCGCGACACGGGCGGCGATCATGTCCGCGCTGACCGCCTACCTGACCAGCCTGCAGCCGGGCGACACGCTCGTCTACACGCACGCGCTCGCGACGTTCTTCGTCACCGGCGTCCACCAGGTCATCAACCTCCAGATCAACGGCGGGTCGAGCGACATCACGCTCGGTGGACTGACGCCCCCGACGCCGACGCCCCAGATCGCGAGCCTCGGTGCGGTGACGCTGACCGACGCCTGATGGCTGCCGTCAACCTCACCCCCAGCGCCGGTGCTGCCACCCAGGCGCTCGTGACGCTGTACGCGCCCGCGAAGGTGTTCTTCACCGCGAGCGCAGCTGCCGCCACGGCAGCGCTCGCCTCGCCGTCCACGCCGGTCACCGGCAACGGGCTGCCCCAGTCGATCGACCCGCTGGCGATCTTCTCCGACGTGAACACGCCCGACTTGGAGCCGCCGGATCTGCTGTCCGAGGTGCCGCCCTTCGAGCAGAACTCCTACGAGATCCAGGCGGTGCTCGGCGTTGTCGCGAACGAGCTAGCGCGGATCGAGGCGGCGCAGCAGGCGCTCGTGAACAACTTCTTCCCAGCGTCCGCCGACGCGCTGCTGCCGATCTTCGAGTCGCTGCTCGGCCTTCCGGTCGCCCCGCCGGGGCTCGACATCGGCACACGCCAGCAGATCGTGCTCGCGTACATGCAGCGGCTGAAGTCAGGCGGGCGCGGCCTGGACTGGATCAACGCGCTGAGCGCGCTGGCGGGCGTGAGCTTCACCTACCAGGAGCACCTCACCAACCCGATCACGAACCTCTGCACCAACGGCTCGTTCGAGCAGGACGTGGTCGGTGCCCTGCCCGCCGGGTGGAACACCGCCCCCGGCTACTGGATCAACACGGGCGCGACAGTCACCAAGCAGACGACAGGCGGCGGCTATGTCGGCGCGAGCGCGATGCGGATCGTCACGCCCGGCGTCACCACACTGACCGGGGCGAAGTTTCCGATCAATGTGACCGCCGGTCAGCCGATGACGGTCAGCGCCGCGTTCAAGGGCGCTGCCGGGGGCGAGCAGATCCAGCTGGGCATCGGAGACGCGGTTGTCGGCTGGGCGTCAACCGCCGCCGTCACGCTGAGCACCGGCTGGCAGGTCTTGACCACCACGCTCACGCCGACGGCCAGCGGCTCGACCTTCGTCGGGATCCGACAGAACCAGGCGAGCTACCCGGCGGTCACGTTCTACGTGGACGCCGTGATGCTCGTCAACGGCTCCTCGGCCCCGGCCTACGCCGACGGCGATTCGCTCGGCTACCAGTGGTCCGGCGCGGCGGGGAACAGCACCAGCTTCCAGTCCTCGCCGCCCGCGAACACCGTCCTGGTCAAGATCCCGTCGGCGCTCGCCGGTGTCGGCTGGCCGTACATCCGCGACATCACCCCGGCTCACATCGCGATCCAGCAGGGCTACACCGACGGGTTCTTCGTCGGCATCACGAACATCGGGAGCAACCTATGAGCAAGCACCGCCAGCTGGTCTACGGCGCGCCCATTCCCCAGGACTTCCTGGACGCGCTCCAGGAGTTCATCGGCATGGCCCACTCGGGCCTGCAGCTGTCCGTCGTCACGCCGGGCACCGCCAGCCAGCCCGCCAACCAGGTGCAGGTCGCTGCCGCGTCCGGCAACAGCCAGGTCGGCATCGCGATCAACGGACTGTGGCGCTACGTCGCCTCACCGCCCGCGCCGATCTCGATCTCGGGCGCGCCCGGCACCTACGACATCTTCGCCTGCACCGGCAACAACAGCTTCAGCGTCAACGCGACGCCACCGCCGCCCGAGCTTGACGCGACCGACTACACGTTCACACTCCAGGCGCTCCCCCAGGGCAGCACGCCGACGAGCCCGCCGAACTACCGCAAGATCGGGGAGTGCGTGTTCGACGGCACGCGGATCCTGTACCTGCGCCAGACGCTCGGCGGCGGCGACAGCTACCGCCAGTTCCAGGCGGGCGACCTGAAGCTGTCCGCCGTCGCGAGCCCGCCGCCGGGCTGGCTGCTGTGCGACGGGACCGCGTACAGCCGGGCGACGTACGGCGTCCTCTACGCCGCCCTGGGAGGGTCAGCCTCGCCGCACGGCCAGGGAGACGGCTCGACTACCTTCAACGTGCCGGACTACAAAGGCCGCGTTCCGATGGGCGTCGGCACCGCCGCCGGGGCAGCCGGGGCTACCAGCCACACGCTCGGAGCCAAGGGCGGCGAGGAGACCCACGTACTGCAGAACGCCGAGATGCCCAGCCACAGCCACGGCGGCTTCGACGGCTACGCCTCGACCGACCACTACCACTACGGCGGCACCAGCAACGACTCGCCCGACCATGCGCACAACCTGTCGCTCTCGGCCAACAACTCGCCCGTCACCCAGTCGGGCGGGCAGGGTTGCGCGACGATCGGCGGCGGGTCGAGCACCAGCGGCGCGACCGCCCGGCACTCGCACACGTTCACGACCTGGTGGCAGTCCCAGACGCGCAACAGCTACGAC